CTTGCTTTGCGGACTCATCCATTACTCAACCCCTGTATAATATTTGCAGTAGTCCAGACAACCCCGCCAGAAACGATTAGACCCATAATGATTGCTGATGCGTCTAACATACGTCTTTGTCTGCGTCTTTGTTTGTAGATCATGCGTTCACGCTTGGCTTTAATATCCTTACGCATCTGCATCATCTCTTTGTACGTCTCAACTCCGTATGCCCAAGTAATTAGTTCCCTTACTTGTTTCTCTTGCTCTTCTATCTTCTTCTTGGCTATAACAGCGTTGAGTGCTTGTTGTTCTACAGAGTCACCATCAAACATCTTTTTAAACAGCGGTGGATTCTCTGCTTCTTTCTCAGCTTCTTTTATGTCAGAAACTAAGCCGTACCAGTGTCCTAACTTTTGAGCTACGTGTTCAATCTCGGCACCTTTAGATACAAGTATCTGTACGCCCTTGAACGTAGTAGACGCCATTGCTACCAAAGATACGGGGTCCATAGGTTACTCTGGCTTCGTAGGCCATGTGATAGTCTGTGGAAACCCTTCTTGCTGTGGTACGTCCCGTAACGCCTGTCTGTACGTTGTCATAGCCTCTGACATGGTTACATCAGATAGCCCGTAGTGGTCAGTAGCCTTCAGCAGTTCGTCCCGTGTGGCTCGTTCTGTGGCCTCTAGGGCGGCATTGTCAGCGGCAGTCTTTGCGTCCTTCTGATCCTGCACAGTGTAGGTAACAGCATTGCCATTTTCGTCTTCGCCTGTGTACTCAACAAACATCTCTTGAGTTACCCACTTCTCCTGCCATACACCATCGACTTGCTCTACGCCATCTTTGACAGCCACTTGCCACTCGCCAACGTCAGGTGCCGCAGTCTTTGTTACTCGTGCTACACCCAAGGCTTCCAGCGTTGCATCAGTCCACGTTTCAGGCAGAGACATGTGCTTGTTTTCTTGTCTTAGCTGGACTTTTGTTTTTGGCGTTCCAGTAGCCACTTCAACAAATAACATATTTGTCTCCTATTAAAACTTGGGTAGTGCCGCATCAGGCGGTGTAAAGTTAGATGTGTATCTAGCTACGCCTTTGGTAATTCGAAGGTCATCAAGGTAGCCAACAAACGGAAGGCTAGAGCCAGCCTGAATGCCAATATAATTAGTAGAGTCTCTGCCAAAGGTGACATTCATGGTTCCATTAGCACTAGATGTCCCATTAACATAAATTTTTACATTAGTACCTGACTTTACAAAAGCCAAATGCGTCCATTGGTTATTTGGGACTGCGTTTCCTCCAGTGCCTACGCTAATGCTACTGCCACCCCCATTAGCGTGTAAAATTTCTGCGTCTTCTCCGTATATGTAAATTTGCCAAGAATTTGTTGTAATATCCCAGTTATTATCTAAAATTATGCGATAGCCTGTTGCCGTACAATAACTCCAAAACTCAACCGTAAAATCTCCTGTTCCCATAGACAGTGTGCTGTCATCTGTAAGCACAAGGTAATCACCAGTACCATCAAACTCCAATGACCCTGTGCCGTACTTTTTAACGGCTGTGTCAATCTGAGCGTTACCTACAGTATCTATGTTGTTGATGCCTGACCTGTCGTAGATGCCAGCGTCTTGGAAGTTAAGTAGTAACTCTGTGTTTGCTATAGCGGTCAACGGCGCTGTAGGTGGAGTAAATGCTGACGTATATACAGCAGAGTGCGTTTCTCTCAAATCTGATATATAGCCTTTAAAATAATAACCAGAATTAGCAGTATTTTCTCCAATTATTCGCTCGTCTGAAGTGCAATTAGTTGTAAAAGAAACAGCAGAACCAGAAGCAGAGCCGTTTATATATAACTGCATACTTCCAGAATTTCTTACTAACGCTAAATGCATCCATTCATTTGGTCTTATAACAGTTTGCTCTATTAATTTACTACTTGTCCAAACTTCAATATCTCCTCCGTTTTGAAAAATACCTACGCCATCAGGTGCTATTTCTCGCCCATCGTACAAACAACGGAAACCAGCAGAAGCGTCGTTAGAATAAAACCAACATTCAACAGTAAAGTCGCTTGTGCCGATAGTTGGAACGCCACTTGTTTTTATTAAATAATCGCTACCACTAAAATACCCAGACCCACCATCAGTCGTTATGTCCCTTGCGTCATCATCCTTGAACGGACTAAACGGGGTTACTTTGGGGGTTCCGTTTAAAGTTACTGTGTGATTATTAGTGCTTTCGTCTACAAATCTGTTGGACTGACAGGTTAATAAAACAGTATTTGTTATAGCAGTAAAAGGAGAAGTGCTAGGAGTAAATGCAGAAGTGTAAACCGCAGTGCCTTTTACAATTCTCACATTAGACAAATAACCATTAACAGCATACGTGCTTGCCTGTCCTATATTTAAACTGCTTGTAGTGCTTAAATTTGCAGAAGATGTGCCTGTAGCAACTGAAACACCATTGCGATAAATAGTAACCGTTGTTCCGCTTCTAACAATAGCAATGTGATACCACTCTCCTACATTTACTGTTGATCCTGACTCTGTTGCTATAGCAGTCCCACTAACAGCAAAAACCATGTTACCGTCGCCATTGCCAGTTTGAACAACATAATCCCCTGACGAAACATATCCTTTAGCAACTAGAGTTTGATAACTACTTTTAGAAGACTGATTAATCCAAAATTCTATTGTAAAATCACCTGTTCCTAACCTAAGCGATACATCATCGCTAAAAGTAAGATAATCTCCAGACCCGTCAAAGTAATTAGACCAATTATCCCCATACGGACTAAAGCTACCCTGTACTACAGAGCCGTTTTCAGTAACCGTAAAGCTGTTGGTGGACGAGTCAGTAAAGGTGTTGTTAGCGTCACCGCTAGTACCATCACCATCTAACAACAGGACAACATTGGCGAAATCATCGTCACCAGTGTCAGCCGCACCAGAAGCCTGAATCAACTTTTTAGAAGCTAGACTCATCCGAATGCTTGCCCCGCTGCAAATCCGTACCAGGTAGTACCGCCGTCATGCGTGATGAATACAAAGTAATCCACCGCGCTGGCAGTAGCCGTCAATGTTGGTGCTGTGGCCGCAGGCCAATCCACTGCCGCAGGCCATGTAACAGCAAAGCCAGATGCGCTGGCATCCTGAACGATCTTTAAAGTAAAGGCCGAAGCCTTGCCGCTCGCTGCTGGGTTGCTGAACGTGAAGGTCGTGTTTTCTGTCAGCGTATGGCTGAAGTTAGTGCCATCTTGGAGGTTTACGGTTGTTGCGTTGCTCGTTGATGTAACGGCCGTGTACTCCTCAGAGATGCCGTTATCAAATGTAACTACGCCGTTAGCGTCAGCTGTTACGGCCTTACTGGCTTCAGTAGTTCCTAGCGTAGTAACGTCAAGGTAGTTAATTTCTGCAGCTGTGGCAGTAACGCCATCGAGGATGTTTAGCTCCGCAGCAGTAGATGTTACCCCGTCGAGAATGTTTAGCTCTGCGGCTGTGGAGGTAACGCCGTCTAAAATGTTGAGCTCCGCTACCGTTGCGGTAATCCCGTCCAGCACATTGAGTTCAGCGGCCGTTGATGTAACAGCAACGCCCCCAACCTGCCATGATCCTGCCGTGAGGTTTGGCGCAATCGCTGTAGTCCCATCCAGCAGATCATCAAGCGTATCAAGGTTGGTGTTTAGTTTTGTTCCCCAGGTGTCATCAGATGCGCCGACCTCGGGCTTTGTGAGTCCATATGTAGTGGTAGTTGTGTCGGCCATGCCTAATCGCCCCTATACGATGCTTCTGTCCATGTATCCGTTGGTTGAGTCACCGGGATCCACTTGTATCTAGCGTCCCTTTGAGACACCTCACTGGTCAAAGATTCCGATGCTGAGAAAGGTCTAATTCTAACATATGAGTCAGTCATAGAAGCCGTAATCATTGCTGAAGCCTCCCCTACAGCACTGAAGTAGCCGTTAGCAGTAACTGATGTTGATGCGCTATCCGATACCGTTGGTTGTTGTATTCGTTGCGCTGCGTCCGTTGTAGCGGAGGCGGATGAGGCTGACGCGCTGCCTAAATGTATACGCTCTGCGTCTGCCTGAGAAACTACTGAGGTAACGCTTACGGCTGAAGCCGCAAGAAACACCTCTGGGTAGCCGTATTTACCAGCACTATACGCACCAGTGCCATACCCAGTACGCAAGGCCATATATTAGTCCAGAGTTATATCAAGATCGCCGGTTGGGATGCGGAAAACGTCTCCATCCGTAATTACTTTAGATGCGCTTAATACGGCGTGTACCAGCATATTGCCACCAGTAGACGCGTCATGGATGCCTATATGGCTTACAGTGCCCCAGTTGGCTGTAGCGGCAGGAAACTCTACCGCAGCGGTGTTACTTGCCGTATCGCCCGTTACAGAGAAGGTGACAGCGGTTCTCGCATACGACCCGCCAGATACCTCGGTTCCTGCAGCGCCGGTCTCGGTTGGGTCTGAGGTAAACAGGCCAACGTACCAGGTTGTTGGTCGAGTAACTGAATCCGTAGTCAGCGACCATTGGAGTACAGTTGTCTCAAAAGCATTTACAAAGCTCATTAATAGCTCCTAATTTTGAGTTTTAGCCCAGAGCCACCACTGCGGATTCTACGGCTTTCTGTGTTGATGGATTGGACAGCGTTAGAGTATAGCACAGACCAGACCTGCATCCTCTGATCGTCCTTTAGATACGGGGCTGATTGCATCAATGACCCGTAAAGATATGCGTCTGGATTGCTAGTCAGTAGCCAGTTCGTTGTATTGCTGTCTGACAGCGCCGGGATCGGCTTGTAGTACATCAGTTCAGTCGAATACGTTGTGTCTGGCGTGGGGTAAACCTCAAAGCTCTCGCCAACGATGGCGTAATACTTTGGCTTCCCGGTCGCGCTATTCTCATTGCGGAACTTCAGCATCTCAGCGAGGCTGATCAGTTCGATCTCAGATGACTTGTCATCGTTGACATGGAAGCGGATAGACTCAAGCCAATCAGCTGGCACCTGAGAGAAGCGGGTGTCTACCTCGCCCTCTGCCCGCTCAATCATCTTGTGATGGCGGATCTCTCTACCCATCTGGGCCTCTGCAAGCGCAATGAAGTCGCCAGCAACGCTAGCCAGGTCATCCCGGTTGAGGAAGTCAGCGATTGACGCCTTGAGCTCACTGTAGTTTGAGATTGCCATAACTTACTTCTTTTTTCCCTTCTTGCGCTTCTTTCCGCAGGCCATTATTTGCTCCTTGATTTAGTCCCCGAGCACTTCCATCGTTTTCTGGACAGTCTCAGGGGTGAGTTTGGGTCTTTCGCAGCCTTCGGGTGACTCTTCATCTGACCGGCCGATCGAGCGCAGTATGCGTCACCCTTCTTGGTTCCCGGCTTTACCTTAGCGCCCTTCTGGCCGTAACTGACCTTCTTGCCAGACGCAGTCTTTTTGACTTTCGCTTTGCCTTTAGCTGGCCTCATCCAATTATACCTTTTCCCATAGCCTCACAGGAAATCTAGTAGCCCCATAACCCTCGTCAACACAGTAGGGTCTTCATATGGCCTGTTTACTGTTTCCAAATAATTCACGACACCTTCGGGGAACAACAGTGACGCTGGGCTACCTTTCAGCCTGCGCTCTACACCCCTAAGCCCCATAGTGATGTCTTGGAGCGTATCGCTGCGCGGGGACGCTGCCATTGCCGTGTCATCTCGGTCGCCTGCCGCTATCGCTCCTAAAATCCCCGCAGTGCCTAAAGCCGTGCCGCCAAGCAACCGGGGGTCAGCAGCACCCCGCTCTGCGATGTTAATTAGGCTGTCGTCAAAGATGACGTAGTTGCTTGTGCCATCGCCCACGGCGCGGCTGTCACCGTCGAGGTACTTGATGCCTTTGATGCCCCTATCGCGCAGCATTTTTGAGGCTCTTTCGTCATTTCCAAGCCACCAATCCTCCCTAGGTATTCCTAAAGACTCTGCCTCGCTTCGGGTCATAGCGGCCTTTAGACCCCAATAAAAATCTCTGCCTGTTCGTTCTTCGCCGTCGTATTTGTAAAACCCCCTGGTAGCTGGGTCTAGTGAATCCAGAGCATTCCTCACCGTCTCACTCTGCTCACTCAGCGGCTTGTCCCAATCCAGCAGGGACTCGGGGGTTACGTCTATCTCTACCCTTGAAAGTGAGCCAGCGCCGGGATTGGCAGTCAGCGCATCAGCTACCTCCGCAAAAGCGGCCTGAGAGTATTCATCATAATCAGGGTCTGCGGCAGAGGCGCGTAGCTCTATCGGGGAGTCGTGCATCATGGCGCGTTCCCACGCATCCATCATGTACTGATCGCCAGCCTCCTCTGCGGCCTTGTACTGCTCGTACATCCACTGCTCATGGTCTCGATCTCGCGGCTGATATCCTTTAGCCACATCAATCTCATCAGCAAAGTACAGCCCATGCCCATAAGCCTGTGCGCCCTCGCCAGTGCCGATCTGATCCATTGAGAATTTATCGAACTTGTGGGGAGAGCCGTGCCATGCCTCTAACAAACCTCTGCCGCCGCGAGTTATAAAGCCTGCCTCTGCCTCTTCTGGCGCAGCTAACAGCCCGGCTAACGCGGCAGTGCCGGCTGCACCGCCCATGATGTTGGGGCCGGTGTACTGGGGGTCGAATGCGGCGTTGGGGGAGCGGATTAGCGAGTCATTTCCCACTACTACATTGTTCGACTCGCCAAGAAGCTCACGGCGCGCCATAGTAGACGCTTTTCCGTAATCTTCAGTGGTCGCGTCCATCGGGTTGAACTGATAGTCAGGGCCGTGTCTGTCCCTCAAGATGTCTTTTAGATATTTACGAGCTAAGTCCTGATCGCCATCAACAGATGTGGCGACATCAACAATGTCTCGGAACTCAACGGCGTCCACACCGCGATCAAAAGCCTTTCTAGCAATGTCGTTAGTGTTCGCGCCAGCGCCGATTACGCCCTCTGGGGGATTGCCCCAAGCATTTCCCTCGTAATTGTACGATTCAGTTTGTCCTTTCTTAACGCGGAATGGGTACAGCGTCCCTCTTCTAAAGTCATCCGCGTAAGTGTTGGATGTTCTGGGGTTGTCTGACACCCAAAAGCCTCTTGACTGGTCGTTGGTTCTCCAGTCTGGGGACATATTTATTTCTTTTATGTCTCCCTTGTTCGTGCCGTGGTAATACGTCTCCGGCGCTGACTGCGCCTCTCGCCTAGCAACCCTACTCGCCTCGTCCATAGGAAGCTCGCCAGTGGCGATACGCCGGGCAACAGACTCAGGGAAGCCGCCCATGCGGACAAGCTCCTGAGTAGCGCCGTCGATGTCGTCGCCGAATTGCTTTCGGATTAAATCCACTAATGAAGTTGCGCCCTTGGTGACAAAGCCAGCATCAGTATCCCTAGCTATTGCGCTTAATATACCCACTACTTCCCCGCCTTATTCCTAGCGTACTCTAGCGCCATCTCAATCAGCTGCGATGTTGGAACTCTATCCCCGGTGAATGCGTCAATGCCTGCTACGTTCTCGTAGTAGTCCTGTATCGAATCCTCTGGGCGGTCTGCGTAGCTTTTGTATTGGTATGCCCGGGCCATTTCTTTTGCCACCTGGGGCGATATACCCTCTCTAGCGGCCCAGTCGTAGCCACCAGCAAAGTTAATCGCCATATCCAATAAACCCCGATCTACCCGTGGGCCTAGCTCTGGATACTCTCGCTTTATCCTTTGCGCCACCGCCTCTGGGAACGCAATGTGCTGCATTGCATCTACCGGGTTCGCCAGCACAGTCATCAAGTTGTGATCCTTGATTCTCTGCAGCAACCCGTAGTTTTCAAAGGGGTTATCCGCCATGCTTAATTATACCTCACGCGAGGCCCCGAATGTTCCTTCTGATAGGCCCTGACGTCCATTGCTGGGCTGGTCTATGGCCCACACAGAGGTATCTGAATGCGTCTGCAGCGTGAGACGTCCAATCATGCTTTGGCCTGCCTCTCCACGCCTTACCGGAGTCATCCCAATCCCTACGGTACTGCATGAGTGCGTCAATGCCCCGCTCGCACTTCTTTGCGTCAAACCATGCCATAGGGACGCTCGATCGCACCTGCTGGATGCCATCCTCAACGCTGAGCATGGGGCAGATTTCTATATTGGTAAGGCCAAGGGACTGCAGCACCTCATATCGTGACTTGCCGGTGCCGAGCTCCTTTACCCTGACGTCATGCGGAAGGATGTGGTTGGTGTAGTGATAGCCCTTCTCGTCAAGAACCTTGGCGTAATGGTCTAGCGCGTATCCGCTAGCTTCGTAGTAATCAATGATCCTGATCTCTTTCCCCACGAACTGGGCGAACCAGATCGCAGTTGAGTCATCCATCCCCAAGTCCCAGGCGGTGACTACCCCGGAGCCCTTGTCATACGGAACTGCGCTGATGCGGCCGTCTTTCTTCGCATCCAGCATCTCATGGGCGTAGTAGGCCCCATCCGTATAGACAATGAAGCCGCCATCCCAAACGTGATCATATATCTCTGGTCGCTTTTCCAAGTCCTCAAGCCTCTCCATCTCTAGGGACTTAGTAAACCACGGATTTTCATTCCAGTTAATCTCTATAATCTTGGATTCTCTAGGCGGGTTTTCCCTAAACCGCTGGTGAGTAGCAGACTCCTTGCTTTCTGGATTCCATGTGACCCAGATCTCACTGTCATCCTCTCGGACGGTCGGCACCAGCTTCCGCCATGCCATCTCCGAGACGTCCTCGGCCTCATCTATCCACGCCAGCAGTATGCGGCTCTTCGACTTGACCGAGTTGATATTACTCCGCAGCCCTGAGAATGCGAAATGGATACGGCCGTCCCGGCTCTTGATGTATCGCTCGCCGCACTCGTAATACTCCCGCAGGAAGTCATGCTGCTCGATTACTGTCTTCAGTTCCTCTAGCGAGGAGTCTTCCAGAGAGTTAAGCCGCTCCCGACCGCACAGTATCAGCCCGCTGTTACCGCTCATGCCCTCCTGGTAGCCCCTGATCGCAGTCATCAGCGCAAAGGTGCGGGTCTTTCCGCTACCCCTCCCGCCGTATGCACCTCGGTATCGGGCTGGCCCCTCAAATACCGGGACTAGTGGATCCGGTATCAGTATCGTCGACTGCTGCATCTGCCCTTACGCCCTGCAGCGTAATCACTGTTGGCTTCATAGACCCGTCAGAACTGCTGTGATCAACCTCCTGACGATCTGAGTAGCCATGCTTGGTGAGCATTAGCTTACTGATAGTCGTGTTTAGATCGCCTCTGAGAGCGCCTGAGAAAATCTTCTTCGCCTGATTTACTAACAAAGTGTCTAAGATGTGTAAAAAATCTTCGTCAGAATCACGCCAGTTGTAGAGAGTCCTGCGCGTTACAGACAAGTAGACAGCCAATCCCTCGATTGTAGGGACAGCTTCATCATTCTCGTATCCAACCTGGATATACTCGATCGCCTTGGCCCTGACCTCATCAGTGAGCTTGGTTGGCCTTCCTCGGCCTTGAGGCTGTCCTTCTACTTCCACGGCTTTGTTATCCATTCCTTCCGCCAGCTGGCGAGCTCGTACTCTGTTGGTCTGTTTAGCCTTGAGCTATACATCACACTGATCCTGATGGTCTCATCAATGATCCCATACTCAATCGCTGCTCTCGCCTTCCTGAAAGGTATGTCGAGCATCTCTGCAATATCAGCGCAGGTAAAGTGAATCCGATCTCCCGCCAGTATCAACTTCAAGTAGTCCGGGGCGGTTTTTGGTCGCTCCTTCACTGCTAGTCTATTATATCAAAGTCAGGGTGCGGGATTGAGTAGGCCCAGTATTGCCCCACCTCATGTCCACACCTGATGACTCCCAGGCTGATGTCCTCATCGCTTATTGGATAGGACTCTACTGACCCGTCACTAAACGCCACCAGAACCGTGTCCGCCTCTGATGGCATCTCTCCCGGCTCTATGGGGTGCCATTTGATATGCACCTCCTGCTCATGTTTGACGCTTGGGCTGGCTAGATTGGCGCTTCCATAAACCCCCACGCTACGCACTTCATCTAGCCTTTCGACGCCCAAGCTCGCCGTTGGAGTGGCGCGGGATCTTGGTGTACATCGTGTAGAACGTCCTATCTGGACATCTCAAATGCTTCGGGCATCTGAATATCTCAAGGATCTCATCCTTTCTGGCGAGTGAGAGCGGGACAAGCCTGAGTCCCTGAAGTAAAGCCATGTCTCTGCCGCTTCTTTCTGCGGCTTGGATTGCCCCCTCTACCGCGCACTTAACTTGGTCATCTGTCGCCACTAACGAGCTCCCTGTAACGTCTGAATGCGTCCTTGTCAGCCATTAT